CACGCTACTGCTTCCTGGCAACGGTACGAATGGCGCACAGAACAATACGTTCTTAGACGGTTCTACCAATAACTTCACCATCACCCGCAACGGAAACACGACACAGGGTACGTTTAGCCCGTTCTCACAGACCGGGTGGGGGAATTATTTTGGTGGTGGTGCTTCTAATATTAATTTACCAAGCAGTACAGATTTTGCGCTTGGAGGAGCATTTTCGTTTGAATGTTGGGTTTATCAAGCAAGCATCCCAAACCTAGTTGATTTATTAGATGTCAGGACTAGCAATGAAGTTGGTTCGTTAGGAATATCTTCAACTGGCTTTCCTCGGTGGCAGACCGGCCCAACGACAGGATCGTTAATTACAGGATCAACAGCTTTAACTGCAAATCAATGGAACTATTTGCTTTTTGTGGCTGACGCTAGCGGATGTTCTATATATTTGAACGGCACAAGAGGGGCCAATACGTCTCAAGTTGCCACATGGCCGACTTCTGCAAGACCTTGCTTTATTGCAGGAAGTTTCGGAAATGCTTCTGGTGGATCTCTAAATGGATATGTATCAGACGTTAGGTTAATTAAAGGATCAACACCATATAGCAGCACAGCAACTACAGTAACCGTTCCTACTGGATTCTTACCGTTTGTCACGAACACCGTCTTGCAGTGTTGCAAATCTAATCGTTTTGTAAATACGGTTAGCGGTACGTCAATGACGACCAACGGAACAACATCCGTCCAAGCCTTCTCCCCATTCAACCCCAGTGCATCGTGGTCTGCTGCGACTTATGGTGGGAGTGGGTATTTTGATGGTAGTGGGGATTATTTGAGTCTTTCAACCCCCGTGGTTGCAGCTACAGGTGATTTTACGATTGAAGGATGGTTTTATCTGACTAATGCTATCGGGACTAGACAAGAAATTATTTATCAAAACAGTCCAACAGACGGCAGTGCTCAAGGTAGATTAGCAATAGCCATTACTAATACAGGCTATTTAAGTACGTTTGTAGGGGGAACAAATGCTCCTGGGGCTATTTTATCTTCTGAGGTTATTAAACCAAATACTTGGTATCATTTTGCTTATACAAGAAATTCAAACACATTTACGCAATACTTAAATGGAGTAAGCCAAGCTACTCCTTTATCAGGAACTATTTCAATAAATCAAAATTTCTTACAAATTGGCTATAACCCAATTCAGGCAACATATTGGTTTGGTTACCTTTCAAATATAAGAATTGTTAACGGCACCGCCGTTTATACCAGCAATTTCACCCCACCAACCGCACCACTCACCGCCATCACTAATACATCCCTACTACTCAACTTCAGCAACGCCGGTATCTACGATGCTACAAGTAAGAATGACTTGGAGACGGTGGGGAATGCTCAGATAAGTACGACACAGAGCAAGTGGGGTGGGAGTAGCATTTATGTGGATGGTACAGGCGATAGATTATTTAACGGTATATCCTCACCGCTGCTTAATCTTTCTTCTGGCGACTGGACAATTGAAAGTTGGGTTTACTTTAACGCCGTTGGGGCATATGCGTATGTGTTGAACATAGCGACAGCTCCAGCAAACCCGTCTGGGCTTGTGTTTGGTATTAACAACTCAAGTAGGATTTATATAGGGAACGGAGCGGTATTGGGTACAAACGGTAATACTACGCTTTCAACAGGCCAGTGGTATTACTTGGCGGCTGTAAAAAGCGGTTCTAATGTTACCTTGTATGTGAATGGTACGGCTGATGTTACGCCTTTTGCGTTTACTCCTAATTCAGGCACTTACCTTTATGTTGGGGCTGACGCAAGCGCAGGTAATCAGTTAAACGCTTATTTGCAAGATGTTCGTATAACCCGCTATGCAAGAACCATCACTGCTTCACCAACAGCAGCCTTCCCAACCCTATAGGACTAGACCATGCAATACTGGACAAAGAACGGGTCTATCCCAAGCACTGAAACAGATGGTACTGAAGGCTGGCAACAGGCTCCTTCGCCTCCGACAGACATCCCTGATGGCAAAGAACTAGTATGGCTAAACTGGGAATGGCTGATACGTGACCCTAAGCCAGAAGACAGGGCAGGCTATCAGTGGAACTGGCAGCACGAAGGCAAGACTTGGGTTGAGAGTGCTTGGGGTAACGTGGAAGTTGTAGAGATTTTACCATTAACAACCTCCCAAGTAGATGCATTGACAACAGATCAAATTGTAATTTTTGCTACATCCCAACTTGGATAGTAAATGTTTGCAATAACTGCATTTTCAGAATCGGCATTTGCAGATTTAGGGGCACCTACTAGTGTATCCCCTTCTGTAACTGTTGACGTAACTGGTGTAGCCGGAACTGCATCTGTAGGTTCTGTAATTGTAGTTGCAAATGCAGTAACAAGCGTAGCAGGGACAGGTGCTACAGGTTCTATAGGCAATGTCAATGTGACAGCAAGTAGTAATACAAATGCTACTGGTGTTACATCTACAGGTTCTATAGGCAATGTAAATGTATCGGGTGCAGCTAATGCAGCACTTACTGGTGTACAAGCTGCAGGTGCAATAGGTACTGCCTTTGTTATTGCATCTGATGGTGTTGTTGATGTAACTGGTGTAATTGCTACGGGCAGTATTGGATCTGCTATAGTAGCTGCGGACAGTAACACAAATGTTACTGGCAATGCAACTACAGGCTTTATAGGAAACACTACAGTAACTGCTGATGCAGTAGTTTCCACATCCACGAGTGCGATTACTGGATCTATAAACACACCTGCTATTGTAGGTAATGCTATTGTAAGTGTCACGGGTGTAAGTGCTACAGGCAGTATAGGAACTGTATTACTTCCAGTCAGTGTATTGACTCAGGTTACTGGTTCTGCTACAACATCTTCTGTAGGAACTGTATCCGTAGTTGCAAAAGCAACAACCAATGTAACGGGTGTTACAGCTACAGGGAACGTAGGCACAGTATCACTAAGCACTAATAATGTTTTGCTTGTAACTGGTGTACAGGCAACAGGTGACATTGGATACGCAGATGCTAAAGAAAGAATATTTGTCACCCCAGGTCTGTCTGGTGCTTTATATGGGTCTGGAATTTATGGGACAGATAGGTATGATTTAGCAGGTACAGGTGCACAAGGTACAGGTGCAGTAGGTTCAGTAGCGGTACAGGTAATAACACCTGTTAATGTTATTGGCGTAGAAAGCATTGGCAGTGTAGGCTCTACAACGGTATCTGGAATAGCCACATTAGATCTTACTGGTGTATCTGGAACAGGTGAAATTAGTAATGTTGAGATACGTCAGAGTACACTTGTAGATTTATCTGGTGTATCTGTTGAGGGTGTGATTTACGTAGGCTCTGCAACTGTAACAACTACACAATTTGATTATGGGGCCATTGCTGCCTTATATAATAAGAAAAGAACTGTGATACTACCTGCCAATGTAAGCAGGACTATTATTATACCAGCGTATCCTCTTGCAACAGTTAAAGTTCAACGAAGAGATACTGCCAATGAAAGAACTGCAAAGGTGGCGTAATGGCATATAGGTGGCCCCCCAAAGATCCAGATGAAATACTAGACTACAGTATAGACTGGTCTAGGTTTTTAGCTACGGCTACTATTACAACAGTCACTTGGTACATCAATAATGAAAGTAATGTAAAGACATTGTTTTCTAGTGGTGCCACTGTCAATGGTATTCAGAATGTAGCCCAAACTAATACGAATACTGTTGCAACAATCCATTTAGGGCTAGGCACATTAAATAAAGAATACTTGCTATATTGCTCTGTACAGGATAGTGCTGGTAATACAGTGGAAAGATCTGTACGTTTAAAGATTAAGGAACAGTAATGGCATACGATTACCTGGGCCTAGTTAATGACATCAATCATAAGTTTAATGAAGTACCTTTGACTTCAGCTAATTTTGCCTCTGCAGCAGGGTTCTATAGTCAGGCTAAAGATGCTGTAAATGCAGCCATTCAAGATATCAATCAAGATCACACTGAATGGCCTTTTAATCATATTAGAGATGAGATAATACTGTCTGCTGGAGAAACCAGATACGCTTTTAATAATGATATGAAAAGCGTTGACATGGATTCTTTTCGCATAAAGAGAAGCAGTACGTATAATAATGAGACAGTTAAACTAGAAATAATTTCGTATGAAGACTATCTTGATAAATACTTAGATCAAGAATATACAGAAGATACCACTGTTAGAAGTATACCCCAGTATGTATTTAGGGCACCTAATATGGAATTTGGTTTGGTTCCGTGTCCTGATCAATCTTATGAGCTTGTCTATGAGTATTACAGAAATACTGTAGATTTAGTTAATTATGATGATGCACCAGACATACCTGAAATATTTAGACATGTCATTGTTGAAGGCGCAATGTATTATTGTTATATGTTCCGTAGTAATGAACAAGCTGCCACACTAGCTAAAGCTAAGTTTGATAAGGGCGTAAAGAATATGAGAACAATAACAATGAATAGATATGAGTATGTAAGATCTACAATGATTCAAAGTAATAAGCGATTTATTGCAGGTGCTAGGATAGCATAATGGCAGACCGTTGGAGTACATATGCCTTTGAGTTTAATGGTGGATTAATATCCAATTTACCACCTCTGCAACAAGGCATTAAAGCACCTGGAAGTGCTAGGTTATTAAGGAACTTTGAACCATCTGTAGAAGGTGGGTATCAGCGTATCCTTGGGTATTCTAAATATAGTCAGAGTTTTATACCCAGTTATGGTAACCCAGTAGTACATGGGGCTGGACAGACAGGCACCTCATTAACTATAGCGAACATATACATCACCCCCTCTGAGGGAGATACACTTACAATATCTGGCGTTACTGGGACTTATACCATTGTAGCTGTTACTTCTTATAGTTCAGCTACGTATAGAGCTACGGTTACTCTATCTTCAAGTTTAGCAAGTAGTCCTGCTAATCTAGCTGCTGTTACTTTAAGTTTAAATACAGGCACAGTAGATGGAATTGCTACTTGGGAAAATAAAGTTATTGCTATACGAAATAGAAATGCTTATTACAGTATAGGCTCAACGTGGACTAAGATTAATGTGCCCAGTTACGGCACTGTGTTAGTAAATGGTGGAGCACAAACAGGTACGAGTTTAATTGTTGACGGGTTAACCTCTGCACCTCAAGCAGGTGATACATTTAGTATCAGTGGCGTGGATTTAGTTTATACCGTTACGGCTAATGCAACAGTAACATCTGGTGGAGCTACGTTACTTATTAACCCTGCCTTAGCTTCTAGCCCTGCAGACAATGCAGCTATAACTTTCTTGACTGCTAATATGGATGCAGCAGGCGATAAGTGTAGATTCGCTAAATATAGGATAGGGACAGAAGAAAGAATTATGTGGGTGGATAAAAGTAATCCACCGACTAAGTGGAATGGCACTACATTTACGGTATTAAATAATGCACCTGCAGATGTAGTTGGGGCAGAGTTTGTAGTCAACTTTAAAGAGCACATGTTCTTTGGAAAAGGGGATAAACTTTATTTTACTGCCCCTTATACAGATGATGATTTCTCTGCTGCTAATGGTAGTGGTGTTATATCTGTAGGTAATGAGATAACAAGTCTTATTGTGTTTCGAGAGCAACTAATTATCTTTGGACAGAAAAAGATTAAAAGACTTGTGGGTAATACACTAAGCGATTTTAATTTACAACCTATTACTGAAAATGTTGGATGTATCGCAAAGGATACAGTACAGGAAGTTGGAAGTGATGTTATGTTTCTTGGTCCTGATGGACTGCGTTTATTGAGTGCTACAGATAGGATTGGGGATTTTGGATTGGCAGTTGTATCTAAGCCTATTCAAAAAGAAATGACAGAGCTTATTTCTAGATCTACATCTTTCGGCAGTGTCGTTGTAAAGAATAAATCACAATATAGAATATTTGGGTATAATAGTAACTATACGCAACAGTCTTCTTTGGGTGTACTTGGAACTCAGATGCTAGGGGATCAGACAGCAGTAATATCCTGGGCAGAGTTACGTGGGTTTAAAGTATATGTAGCTGATAATAATTACAAAGATAAAGTAGAAACTATTATATTTTCTAATGATACCGGCTATGTATACTCACTAGAAAGTGGCAATAGTTTTGATGGCAGTGATATAGAGGCAAGCTTCTATACACCCTTTGTTCCTTTGACAGATCCTAATATACGAAAAGCTGTGTATAAACTTACACTATACACAGACCCTCAAGGGAGCATTAACACTAACGTAAGTTTAAAGTTTGACTTTGATGAATTGGGGACAGTGCAACCTGATTTAATTAATTTATCTAATACAGGTATTACTTCTTCTGTATATGGCACTGGTATATACGGAACATCACGTTATAGTGAAAAATTAAAGAAAGTGTTTTCTACGCAAACAGTTGGTGCTGGGTTTACAGTGTCTTTGCAATTTATATCCGTGGGTACTTCCTCTCCGTTTTCCTTAGATGCAGCAACATTAGAGTTTGCTTCTTTTGATAGAAGGTGATTAAATGGCTGGCTATACTAGATATGATACTTCCAATAATATTGCAACAGGCAATGTTATCAATGCGGCTGACCTTGACGGTGAGTTTGATGCACTTGTTGCTGCCTTTCATGCAAGCACAGGCCACGTGCATGATGGTACTGCAGCTAATGGTGCCCCGATTACAAAGCTTGGACCTGCACAGGAGTACGTAGGTAATGGTACATCCTTCTCACCAAAGACAACGGCAGTATATGATTTAGGTACCTCGTCTTTGCGTTGGAATAACTTGCAGGTTGTTAACTTAAATGCAAGTAATACAGCAATAGAAGACGGTATTATTGTTAGTGGTAGATCTGGTGGTACATCTTCTTATAGAATAAGTATAGTACCTACGACATTGACTGCATCTAGGACAGTTACATTACCCGATAGTACTGGTGTAGTTATTTTAGATGCAGTTAGTAACATTTTTAAAAACGCTTCCGGTCAAACTTTTTTAGCTTCATCTACAACC